CGTTCAGCGTGTAGGTGGCGGCCCCCAACACGTTATCCAGGTAGGGGTAGACCGTGTACGACAGGTCGAGCATTTACGCCTCCAGTTCGGCCAGGATCTGCGCCTCGGAGAGCGTCTCGGCGTCCACTCCGCGCTCGATGTCGGCGGCGGCGGCTTCCAGGCGGGCGATCAGCCCCGCGTGCCGCGCCTTCCGCTCGTTGTAGGCGGCCTCCAGTGGGGCGACCACCGCATCAATGGCCTCGCGCTCAGCCTGGAGCATCGGTGCGGACGCCGCCCGTGCAAATGCTACCCGTGCACGGGCTTCTTCCGCCTTGTGCTGTCGCAGAGCCGTGCGCAATGCTGCGACCGCTTCGTCCTCGCTTGTGCCGAGCAGTTCGGCCAGTTCCGTTACCAGTGCCAGTGCCCGCATCCACCGGCTCACTCTAGCAGTGTGGCCAGCACCACCCGAAACACCTCGAACGAGCGCGCTCGAACGCCGAGGACCTCGAACGTCCGCCCGCCCACCGCCACCCGGTCATCCAGGCGCACGTCCGCCTCTGCCGGCAGGGTAATCCGCCACAGCGACCGCCCCGCTACCCGCCCGGCGAACTCGCGCTCATCCTCGCCGCCAGCCGGCGCCAGCCGGCCCGGATACGTGCCCGCCGGGCTCCAGCTCACTGCTTGCCCGCCAGCGCCGTCCGCTGCCCGTGTCGCGCGCTGCACCTCTATCGTCTCTGGCAGGCTTGCCGTGGCCGTCGCACGCATCGCCGCAATCTCATCCTCAGACAGCATCGCTCCTCACCAGCACCCCCTGCTGCGGACGTTGCTGCCGCCGGTATTCCCGCGCGAGTTCGAGCAGCGCCCGCATCTTCTGCGACCGCTTGAAGGATTGGCCGTCCGCGTCGAAGTCGAAGGCCAGCTTCTCCTTCGCAGCCCAGGCCTCCAACAGGTCGGCGGCAGCGGCGTAGGCATCATACTCATTCTCGCCGCACTGGCGCGCCGCGAGCGCATCCTCTATCTCCTGGCCTGTGAACACCGCGCTCTCGCCATCTGGATCGTGGATCAGCAGCCGCACGCGGGCAACACTATCAATCACGGCCTAGTCTCCCTGCTGCTCCTCGACGTACGTCGGCTGGCCCTCGTAGTAATCGAGGTAGAGCACTGCCTTACCGCCGGTCAGCGCCTCGACTGCCACCGTGAAGGTGATCGCCTTCTCAGCAGCCAGCTTGATGCCCGTGCTTTCCGGGGTGTTGTTCTTTGGGATAATCGCGTGCAGCCCAGCATCCCAGGGATCGCCGGTGCCGTCGATCGCCACCGCAGACACGATGTCGTTCGCCTCCGCCACGGAGATGGCGATGGTCGCCGTGTCGTTCTCGCTGGTGAACGTCTTCACCACGTCCACCACGCCACCGACAATGATGCTGTTGGCTGGCAGCTTCACCGGCAGCGCGTGCGCCCCCACCGCCTGGTTGGGGTTGTCCTCCCCCTCGGCGTCGAACACCGCCACCGCCGTGCGCCGCAGGTGCAGCCCGGCAAAGGAACCCACCGTCGAAAGTGCGTCGAAGTTGTCGTTCACGTCCTTCAGCATGCCGTTTGTCGTCACCGGCTTGAGCTGAGACATTGCGAACTCCTTTCTAGCGGGGGGCGGTGATACCGCCCCTCCTGCTAGCTGTTCTTGTCATGCCGGTAGATGCCGTTCGCCCGGTTGTCATACACGAACGCGTCGTGGTAGAGCCGGTACTGCCAGAGGTGGCCGTCGCTGATCTGGTTGGTATCCGGGTCAAAGTACTTGACCTGGCTCAACTTGATCGGCTGGAGCACGGCGCTCGGGTGCACGATGAGGAAGTTGATATCGTGCGCAGTCGCCCCCTTGGCAAACCCGCCGGCGTCCGAGGTCGCCCCCGCGTTCAGCGTGATCTCGGTGTAGAACCGCGTCTGCGGCACCGGCACGACGGTCATGTCGTCAAGGGTGAAAATGCGCCGCTCAACGCCGGTCTGCGTTGCCAGACTGCGGGTCACCGCACCCTTGAGCAAGTGGTAGAGGGTCGTGGAGATGTACAGGATGCGGCCCTCGGTCGGCACCTCGTCCTCGTCCAGGGCCGCCATACCCGCATCAATCGCCTTCAGCACCTTCTCCGCCGTATCCAGCGTCGCTGCGGTGCCGACATAGTTGCCGGCGCCCGTGGCGTAGGCGGCAAAGCGGTAGGCATCCAGCTCCGGCGCCACGTGCACCCGCATCCACTCGCGGATGAGGTTGCCCAACACCAGGCCCAGGGTTTCCTCGTTGTCCATACGGTCCAGCGAGAACGCCCGCCCGCGCTCGGCGGTCAGCTGCATCGTCTCCCACTCAGCTGTAATGTCGCCGGCAGGGTAGCCGGTCGCCCGGCTGTAGTCGCCCAGGCCGACAGTGCTGAGCTTCAGCACCTTCACCTCGTTCGCCCCACCGAATTCCACTGGACGCGTCATCGCATCCAGTCGCGCGGTGAGGCTCTCCTGCTTATACACCGCGTCGATGATCTCGACGAATTTCGTGACCAGGTCAATGCTGTTCGCCATCGCTACTCCTTCTTCAGCCCGGCCCCCCGGTAGAGTGCCGCCGTAAACGCGTCGTTCGCGCCGGCCCCTGTCCGTGCCGGGTTGGTCGGGCTACCACTCGACTGCGCAACCAGGTACGGCTTCGCCTTCACGAGCTCAAAGAGCGCGTCCTCCAGGTTCTTTGGCGTGCCGTCCTCATCGAACTCGATGCCCGCCAGATCGAGGAGTTTATAGGCCGCGTCCGGGTCCACGATGCCCAGCCGGCTCGCGGCCAGCATCGTCTCGTACTTCAGCGTGCGCTCCTGGCGCTCGCGCTGATACGCCGCCTGCTCGCGCTCCAGCTCGGCTAGGCGTTTCTGGAGCCTCTCGGTCTCGGATAGCTTGGCATTCTCCTGCTCCTGGGCCTTCTGCTCCAGCTCTCGCAGACGCTTGCGATACTCCGCCGCCTCGGCGCGCAACTTCCGCACGTACTCCGCGTCGAACTGCTCAGCCGCCGGCTCCTGGCCGGGCTGAGCTCCAGCAGACGCGGTCTGCTGCTGGTTCTGCGGCTCCTGGCCGCCCTCTGTGGTCTCCTGGACCTTAGTCTCTTCCATCGTTGTGCTCCTGGAATCAGCAGGGGCCGGCCATTTCTGACCAGCCCCAGAATCAGTGGTCGCGTTCCCGCTCTGCGCCTTTCTCCCACGCTTCCTGCCGCCACTTCAGCGCCTCCTCCGGCCCCAGTATCTGGCGCAAGCTCCTGGCGTAGCGCGTCGTGCCCCACTCCTCGCTGTAGCGACGGCCCACGAAATCCTGCAGCGTCACCGCGCCGGCCTTGTAGGCCGCCAGCCCAGCCTTCCCCAGGATCCGCTCCTGGGTCGCGTCATCCTGGCGCTCGAACCACTCGGCTCCCGTCTCCCGCGCCGGCGGCTCCTCATCCACCAGAACCGGAGTCATGGCGCACCGGCCGTTGGGATGATCGTCCAGCCGTTCATCCAGCGCGTGAATCGATCCATCCATCGCCAGGCACGCCGGGCAGGTACGCGGTTGGTGCGCCGCCAGCCACCGCCACCCCCGGATGATGTGACGGTTCTGTTGGTAGGTTCGGCGTGTGCTCTCGCGATACGCCCGCAACACCTCTGTGCGGCTGCTCGTCAGCGCCCTCGAGAGCGGCACCCCGAACGCCTGGCGCACCAGCCGGGCAATCCGTCGCGGGTTCTGGCCGGTCATCAAGCCCGTCAGCAGCGCCCGCTCAACCCCCGCAGCGGCCTCCGAACCCAGCCCCATCAGCAGCGTCCGAAGCGGCGAGCCATCCGACAAGAAACCGACCAGGTCCTCGGTCGCCTGCACCGGCAGCCGGTTCCACGTGGTGGCAATCCGCGCCGCCTTGGCCTCGGTTTGCGCGGCGGCCTGCGCCTGCTCGCGCGCGTGCTCCTGCGCCGCCGCCACGACCTCCGCCTGCTCCGCGCGAACGCTCTCCTCTACCTGGCCGGCAAACCGCTGCACCTCGGCCAGCACCTGCTCGCGCAGCGCCTGCCAGCGCCGCTGGCGGTAAAGCCACGCTGCCGAGACCTCTTCGCCGGCCCGCCTGGCCTCCTCAATCCGCTGGGTAATGTACTCGAGCTCAGACTGGATGCGCTTCCACGCCTCCCCGTAGGCGCGCACCATCCGCGCCGCGGCCTCTCGCTCGCCCGCCAGCAGCGCCCGCCGATGCTCCGCGGCCACCTCATAGATCCGGCCAGGCCGATAGATCCGGCCTGGCCGCGTCACCTCCCGGTCCATCAGCGTTCCCCGCGGTCAAATGCCGCGAGCAGCCGGTCGCTCAGCTCCTTCGCCCCGGCCTCGCGCTTCTCCCTCTCTAGATCCGGGTCAAAACCCAGCCGCTGCAGCAGTGTGTCGGCGCTCGCACCCAACTCCTTGTGCAACAGCGCCGTCTCCGCTTCCGCCCGTGCGTCAACAGGAAGCAGCTCCGGCCAGTGTATCAGCGTGCGGTTCTCTTCGCCGAACCCACCCAGCTCCAGCAGCCGCCGGACCCAGCTCCAGCAGCCGCCGGTTCACCTCTACCAGCAGTTCGCCATACGTCCGACGCTTGCTCTCCGTCTTCTCCAACAAGGGCTGATACAGGATTCTGAGCGCCACGCCCGACAGCGCCCCCGCCCGGTCCAGCTTGCCAGTCGCCACCTCAGGCACCCGCGCCACCTCGTGCAGCGCCTCGCGCATCCGCTCATACAATGAAATGCTACTCGACAGGTCGCTCACCATCTCCAAATTGTGCAGCTCCGCGTCAGGGGAGGGGAGCACGATCGTCTCGTCCACGGCAACATCAAGCTGTTTCGCCGCGAACCCCTTGCCCCAGGTCTTTGGGTGCGCGTGGTAGCGCAGGATGCGGGCGATGTTCGAGAGCACGAAATTGATCGCGGCGTTGAGCTGCAGCACATCATCTTCAAGATCGCTGATGCCCCAGTATTCATGCGGGCAGGTCAGGTTCTGGCAATCCACAATCGGTGGCCACGGATGCGGCCACGTCGCCTCCGCGGTCGTCTCCCACTGCGTGCTGTCCGCCCGGCTCACCTGGTCAGTGATCCGCCACACGGCGCCGTCCTGCTCGATGAACTGTCGGATCGCGATGGGCTTGCCGGTGCTGGGGTCCACCGCCGGGTATTGGATGCGGTAGCGCGTTACCGTCTCGATGTCGTCGGTCTCCCAAGTCGGCGTTACTGTTGCCGGGTCCAAGATCACCAGGCGCGGGAAGCTGCCTGGCGCCGGGGGCGGCACGATCTTCACGAACGCCTGCCCGCCGATCGCCCCGCTCAGGGCCAGCCGCTGCAGGAATGTCGCCTTCCGGTTCGCGCTCCAGCACGCCTCCAGCCACTCCTCCGCCGGCGTCGTGGTCGTCTCGTCCAGCTCAAACCGCGGCTCCTGGCCAAACAGGAAGCTCACACCCTTGTCCACGATCACCCGGCAATAGTTGACGATCACGTTGTCATCGGTCTGTCCGGGTCGCACCTTGAGCTGCCTTTCGTGCTCACCGTGGTAGGCTTTCCAGCGCTGCGCGATGCGGTTGGCACGCGCGATCTCTTCCGCCGCCGCGCCCTCCGCCACCGAGGCGGCCACCAGGCTATTCGCACCGCCAAACAACCCAAACAGGCCCATCTGCTACCCCCACAAACTCGGCGCGAACTCAACGCCCGTCCGCGGACCAGCCGCCCACACCGCCAGCGCCAGGCTCATCACGCAGTCCGTCTGCAGCTTGTCATCATCCCACGCGTAGCCCTGCAGCTCGTCCACCAGCTCGCGGACGAACGGAAACACCAGCTCGCGCTTCTCAAGCGCCACTTGCAGGCCGGTCAGCAGGTCCAGCTTCGAACGACGCGTGAACACGAAGCCCTGCGCCACGTCGCGCACCTCGTCCAGCACGGCGTCGCCCACGCCCGTCGCGTCGATGAGCGTCTGATGGCAACCATAGCGCTGGTGCACCTCGCGGATGCGCGCCGCCACCGCCGGCCACGGCATCCGCTGATACCGCTCCCAGTGCACCAGCCGATACGGCCGCGATGTGGCATCGAGCACAGTATGCACCGTCCAGTCCTCGGCTTTGGCCAGGTCCACGCCCTGGCAATAGCGCCGGCCCTTCTTCGGCGGCTCCGGCAGCGCCCACGTGGATGACTCATATGCCGCCTGAATGTGCTGCCACCCGAATACCGCCGCGTCGTCATCGGCGTAGACGCCCTCCACCTCCCGCTGCCATGCGGCCGCCGTCATGCGGTCTCGCAGCGAGCGAATGTAGTCGTGACTGACGTTCGGGTTTTCAAACGTCGGGCCGGTCTGGGCGTAGACGGTAGGATCGCCTGCCAGACCCCGCTGTAGCTCGCGGTAGACCAGCCCGCGCCGGGCCCGTGGCGTCGAGATCAGCACCAGCTGGCCGCCTACGTCGGCCAGCGTCATCCGAACCACCTCGTCGATCAGCCGCTCGGAGAGATAGTCCGCCTCATCCACGATGCAGCGGTGGAACTTGTGACCGCGCAGGTAGATCCCCTCGCGCGCCACCGTGCGCACCGTGATCTCGCTGCCTGTCTTCAGCCGCAGCATCGGGAAAGGCGTCTCCTTGACCTTCTCCACCAGCGCACCGAGCAGCGGCTCCCGCTGGCAGGTCGCCAGCGCCACATCGAACGAGAGCCGGGCCTGGTCGAGGGTCACGGAGACGATG